ACAGAACCAAAATCTGTTGTGCTACCATTACACCAAGCGGCAATATGAGCAGATAGCCAGACTCGAACTGGCATCTCCGGTTTGGAAGACCGGAGCACTAACCATTGTGCTATATCTGCAGTTGTAGAAGATGAGAATTTTGAAATCCCGACCCCTGCCATGTAAGGGCAGTGCTCTGCCTCTGAGCTAATCTTCTATGTGGTAATCTTTTTTTATCCCCCCTTTTCGGAGGGGCTTGTGAGCAGAATTACCAAACAGCTCATCGTGGACCGTCCCGGCTTCGAACCGGGGACTGTAGCTTGCAAAGCTACTGTGTTAGCCATCTATACCAACAGCCCTGGCTGGATCTCTCTCCTAATTGTCACCCTCCACTATTTAGCGCTTCATTTCTGAATTTGTGGTTGCGGACAGGTCAACACCACTTTAGTAGAGTAGACAAGACTCGAACTTGCATATTCTTGCTCCCAAAGCAAGGGGGTTAAGCCATTACCCTACTACTCTATATTTCTGAGGCACTTACAAGATTCGAACTTGTATAAGGGCTTTTGCAGAACCCCACCTGAACCATTCGGACAAAGTGCCATTTGTACTCTTGAGTGGACTCGAACCACTATTCCTAGATCCGTAGTCTAGAGTTCTAATCCATTGAACTACAAGAGCAATTTTTGAGGTCAGTGTCAGAATCGAACTGACGACCCATGCTTACAAGGCACGTATTTTCCCAATTAAACTAACCGACCTAATTGCACCCACGTAAGGACTCGAACCTTCATCTTCGGTTTTGGAGACCGACATTCTACCAATTGAACTACGCGGATGTGTATTCCATATATCAAAGATCTTTTTGTTCCCCCATTGGGACTCGAACCCAAAACCCCATGGTTAAAAGCCACGTACTCTAGCCAATTGAGCTATAAGGGAATATATCGTTCCCTCTTGCTTCAGAGGGACTAGTTAACGTTTTCGTTTCATGTTGTTTCGTTTTTGCGGTGAACCTCAGTTCCGACCTGAGTCCTCTAGATTTTCAGTCTAGCGCTTCTACCAAGTTAGCTTGAACACCGAATAAAAAAAGTCCTGGTTTTTTTAGGACCAGGACTTGCTTTATGTTTAGTTGTTATTTTATTTAACTCATAATATCACAGTCCTGGTTTGTACTAGGTTTGCCTTGAATATCCACATTAAAGCAATAGCCTATCGAAAGCGTATTTCTGCGCTCCGCTGACCAACTCGTGGTATTCATATGTGATAAAATGTGTTTCATTTTTTGCGTAACCAAATTTTCTTGCAAAAATTTTTCTTTTTTTATAGAGCGTTAGAAACGCGCGCGCTATAAAAGTAGCCAAAAACAAACTTGGTTAGGCAAAGGGCCGTGCGTAATTTTACGGAAATTAAAAATTAAAGTATGAATAAAGCAAAAAGAGGTCGTCCGCGCAAGCAAGTCGCAGGATTTGAAGTAGTAAATGTTAAACAAGAGTTTGACGCGTCCATCATTAAAACGATGCGTGGTAATGACTTGTATTTCAACAACAGTATTTTTGAGCCAATGAAAACACATTCTGAACTTGATACTATATTAAGTACAGAGGGTGGTTTGATGCCTGCTACTAATATGATATTGATTGGTAGTCCAGGTTCAGGTAAATCTACAGTTGCGCTTGATACGATGGCTAATCTTGTTATGCAAGGTTATAAATGCTTATTCGTTAGTGCTGAAATGGATGAAATTGCTTATTACAAGTACTGTCGTCGTTTACCTAAAATTCAGCATGTTCCTGTTTTGTTCCTAAACAACTATCAACATCAATTCAAAGAAACATTGGAACACGTTTTCAATGAAGGTTATGATGTTGTATGTATTGACTCTATTGCTGAGGTAATTGAATCGTATAAGATTATTTATCGCACAACTGAAAGCGCTGCTGAAAAGTGGTTACTTGAGTTACAAACAAAACATAAAAAAGGAGATAATCCGAAAAAATACTATACAACATTTGTTAATATTCAGCAAGTAACTAAAGCTGGAGAGTTTGTAGGTAGTAATCGTTTGAAACATATGATGGATGCAATGATGCATATTGATCGTTCTAGAGATGGTTTAGAGCGTACAATTCATTTTAGTAAAAATCGTGATTGCGATAAGGACTTTAAAGTACATTTTGCAATACACAATGACAGTGTTCATTATTCATACGCTGAGGTAAACCAGGATTAATCTTGGTTTCCTCATTTTATTTACTTAACTTTAATTTAATCAAAATTTTCTACAATGAAAAATTCATACATTCCTGTTAATAACAGCATTGATAAAGCATTAGCATTCGCTCCTACATTAAGCGAATCGTATCGTAAAAACAATCAACGTATCAGTACTAAACCTAAGTATATCGAAACGATTGATACAGTTGAAAACCTAATGAAACAAGGATGGATACTTGATGGTGTATGCGAAAATCGAAACAAATCTAGTTTTAAAATTGATTCGCACCATATCAAAATGTCACATCCAGATTTACAAATGAAAACAGCATCAGGTAATACTGAAGGTATTGCTAATTTATTTGTAGGTAATTCTTGTAACGGAACTAAAGCAATGAATATTGATTTTGGAATGTATCGTCAAGTTTGCTCAAACGGATTAGTTCGTTTTGATGGCGAGCAAGTAGGTAGTATTCCTCATAATAACAAAGGTATTGAGCGTTATCCTATTATAATGAGTAAAATAAATGAACTAGCAGCTGATGCAATGGAACAATTTGCTCAATTTAAACAAAAGGAACTTACTACCTCTCAAATACAAAAACTAACACGCGATGCTCTTAGATTGCGTTTTGTAGGACGTTCAGATATTAATCCTAATCAATTAAATAAATCACATCGCCCTGAGGATGAAGGCAATCAATTGTGGAATATTTATAATCGCGTTCAAGAAAACCTTACTAAACCAGGAATGTTAATCGATGCTCAAGGTAATCTAATTAACGGAATTGTTAGTGTTAAGGAAGATATGGACGTTAACAAACAATTATTTAGTTTAGTACACGCATATGCATAATAGTAAATTTCAAGGAATATACCTATCGCAAGCCGATTTTGAACAACTTGCTAAAAACGAGAAAATGAAAATGGCTGAACAGTTAGGTATTACCTTAGAAGAATATGAAGATGCTTTACTTAATGGTAAAGTATTAACTCCTAAACCCCCTAAACCTAAAGCAGTACAACAAAGATTATTTGATTAAAAACATAATATGACTTATAAAGAAAAAAGAGTTGCAGAATTATTAGAAGCACCAAGAATGATTTATTCTACTTCTAACAACCGAATCAATAGACTTAATGGTTTAAAAATGTTAATTGATGATTTTATTACTGATAATACCATGATGATTGAAGTTGGTTCATTTGCTGGTGTTAGTAGTGAAATGTTTGCTTTACATTGTAAACACATTATTTGTGTTGATGAATGGAATCCATATTGGGAAATTCAAACACCTGAATTAATTCAAGGTGCCGAAGCTCAATTTGATAAATTATTGTTAAAATATCTTAATATTACTAAACATAAATCATCAAGTGTAGAAGCAGCTACTAAATTCTCAGACAATTCACTTGATTTTGTTTATATTGACGCCGCTCATGATTATGAAAATGTAAAAAAAGATATTACTGCTTGGTTGCCTAAAGTAAAAATAGGTGGTGTAATAGCAGGACATGATTATCATTATGATCCTAATATTCAAGTATACGAAGTAGTAAATGAATTTTTTGCTTCTGATTATAAAATATCAACATATCCTGATTCAAGTTGGGCTATAGTGAAAAAATAAATTATGTTATCATTTAAACAAATAGGAGAAAAATACCAAACTGATAAAGTACTCTATCACGGGTACTATCATTTTTATCCTCGTTTTCTTGAGCCTTTAAGAAACGAAACATTTAATATGTTGGAAATTGGTTTAGGTAGTTTTCAAGACAACACAGGTAACTCTCCTAAATTATGGAAAGAATATTTTCCTTATTCTAATATATTTGTAATGGATATAGATCATGAATACACAGATGAATATGGAAGAGTAATTAAAGGAGACCAATCAAGTTTAAATGATTTAAATAATGTAAAAAACATTATCCAATCAGCTAAATTTATTATTGATGATGGTAGCCATCACCCAGAACACCAAATATTAAGTTTTGAATTTTTATTTGAAAATCTTTTGGAATTAGGTGGTGTATATATTATAGAAGATATTGAGTGCTCATACTGGCACCCACATGAAGACATTTATGGTTATACAACAGGTTATCTAAATATCATTGATTATTTTACTAAATACCAACATGAAATAAACAGTGAATTTAATGATGTAAGTAATCGTTTGAAAATATCAACAATAACTTACGGACAAAACTGTATTATAATAACTAAACAAACCCAAGAGGAAATAGATTTTTATAATAGAGAATATCGTTTTAGATGGAAATTAAGAAAGTAGCATTAATAAGTTCGTTTTGTAATGACCAAGAAAAAATTGATGTATTAATTAAAAACATCAATATTGTAAAAGAACTAGGACTTGATGTAGTTGTATTAAGCCCATTTTATTTACCTAAAGAAATAGTAGATAAATGTGATTATTTCTTTGTTACTAAAGATAATCCCGTATATGAATGGCCTAAAAAAGGATGGAATTTTTGGCGTGAAATACCTTATAAAGGTAAAATATTAAAAATATCTAAAACCGTATCCGATTATGGTTGGGCAGGAGTTCATCAAGTAAAACAATTAAGTGAACTTGCTCTTAATTTAGACTATACCCACTACTATCACCTTATATACGATTTAAAAATAACTGATAGTGTTAAACTACAATTTGATCAAGCACCACCAGATAAAGTAGTATTCCCATCTAAACGTGGAGATACTATTTGGAAGGTAGGTCTTCATTTTATGATATTTAGTAAGGAAAATTTAAGAAAATTTACTAATTTTATCACTGAAGAAAGTTATAACACTATTGATAAACTAGATAGTGCCTTTGATTGGTTAGCTAAAATTGTAGATTTGATGCCTATTAAGATAGGTAATTTCCCTGTTGAAGATGAAATTTATATTTTTGAAAATGAAGATATATATAATTACTCACCTGTAAATGGAGTAAAGTTTTTTATTGAAAAAAATGATGAAACACAAGCAAATATAAAGTTATATTTTTATGAAATTGAAAATACTAAAGTTGAACTTTATGTTTATCAAGACCACACACATGTATCAGTTAGGGAGGGTGATATAATTGACTTAAATTTCAATAAGTTTAATTTTAAAGAAGTTGTACTTGTTATTAATAATAAAACATACAACATCACAAATACAATTAGAAATGTTAAACATAATACCTTAGACATTTTATGATAGAAAATATTCATTTATGGCACGCTGATAGAGGTACTTATTTTGATAGAAACGTTAATATAATTTCCTGGAGCGATCAGTATATAGTTAAATTAGGTAAATACAACTCTATAGGTAGAGATTGTAATTTTTTTCTTCACGCTAACCATAGAGCAGATTGGATTACAACTACATCTCAACTTTGGGGTCCTGTTACTCCTGAAATAGCACAGATGCATATGAATATGGGTCATCCAACTTGTAAAGGAAACATTAATGTTGGAAATGATGTTTGGATAGGAGCTAAATCAACTATAATGTCAGGTGTTACTATTGGTGATGGAGCTATTATTGGTTCTACTTCTACTATAGCTAAAGACGTTCCACCATATGCTATTGTTGTTGGTAATCCAGGTAAAGTAGTAAAATATAGATTTACACAAGCCCAAATTGATGGCTTATTACAAATACAATGGTGGAATTGGGATGAATCAAAAATAAAGACTGAAGCAATGGAATTATGGTCTCCAAATATTGATGATTTTATATATAAACATTTATGATAAAAGTAGATTTTAGTAATGGGGTTAGAATTGAAACAGGTAAATTAGAATATGCTTTTCAACCTGATCAGCTTCCTCTTGAAATACAAATACAAAGAGCAGTATCTAAAGAGATAATTTGGACTACCAATATGGGTAGTGGAATGTGGGCTACATATCCTGAAAGTGAAATTAATAATGTAATTGTTAATGATGCTAAAGGTAAGTTTGTATATCAACGCAATTGGGAACCAATTACGGACGGATCTATATTTTATCAAGCACTCATTCTATATTGTAAATCAGTAGCTAATAAAGGTAAAAAACCTAAAGGGCTAGTTATTGGAACACACGATGGTGAATTTGGTGAATGGGTACCTATTGCCCTTAAAGTATTATCAGATATGGTGTTGGTTGAGGGTAGTAAAAACCAATATGATAAACTTTGGAAAAATTATGTTGGTAGACCAGGCATAACAGTATTATTTGATTTAATAACCCCAGATGGTAGTGAGGTTGAGTTTTGGGAAGGGGGGAAAGGTTATACTAATACAATTGTTAAGCGTGTTATTGATTATTGGGAAAGAGAACCCATAGCTGCTACTAAACGCACATCAACAAGTATTAACCAATTAATCGAAACACAATGTGGTGGGGAAATAGATTGGTTACATTTAGATGTTGAAGGTTTAGATGCAAAAATTCTTATGGCTATTAATACTAAGTACCTACCAGGATTTATAATATTCGAAGATTTTAATTTACCACAGGAAGAAAAAGATACTATATATAATTACCTAAAAGAAAAAGGATATAAAACACATTCGGAAGCAGGTATTTGTATGGCCGCGCTATAATTTCTACAAAAGTTAGTACAATATAACTAACGTAGTTAGTCAAATTCCTACACATTTTAGTCAAATTTATAGGGCGTTAATTACTAACGCTCTATAAAAGCTTTGCAAGATTTATGCAGAATTGTTTGGTTACCTAAAAAATTCAGCGTAATTTTACGGTTGCCAATAAGGCATTAAAAATAAAATGAAAGTTATGAGTAACAATTTAGTACAAGAAGCGTTTGAATTATTTGTTGAAACAATGCCATTAGAAACAATGCCATTAAATGATGAAACGTCGTTTGTTTGGCACGATTTATATAGCAAAGAATGTAAGATATTTGATTTGTTAAGGCGTATGACGGATGAAGAAAAAGACGCATATCGTAAAGCGGTTCAACACGTAAGTCTTTACCAAACAAAGTAAGTTTGGTTGCCTAAAAAACAGGTCGTATCTTTACGGGAATTAAGTAATTAATTAAAAATAAAAATAAAGGTTATGTCAAACATTTTGAAAGAAGCTCTACAGAGCAAGTTGGAACAATTGAAATCTGAAGAAAAGCAACGTCACGCAAATCTTCAAGATTATCAAAAACGAGTATTTAATGATTGGAAAGCCCAATACATTGATAAAGTTCCATTCATTAGCCAAAAAGCAAAAGATACGTTGGTTATGGAACCAACTTCAGGTGGTATTGAATTCAAATGTGATTCTGAACGTTGGGGTAGTAGTATTACTCTTAGTCGCGATGCAAACTGGCGTAGTGAGGAAAAACGTCCTGAATTGAGTTGGTTTAGTTCACGTGCTGATAAAGAAGATAAAAACAATTACCTTAGTATTCTTCAAATATTAGGTTTGTTATCCAGTTATATGCAAAGCGACTTGAATGCATTTAATGAATTGTTAGAGGTATTTGATTTCTATCAGAAAACTTCTTCAGAAATTATGGGTAACATTAGTCACCAAATTTGGGAAGTTGAAAGTGCAATTCGTAACGCTGAGTATGATGAGCGTGAACAAGAAAAAATCAAGATGCTTAACAAAGGTAAAATGGAATTACCTGAGGATGTTGATTATTTACCTAGCTTTTATGCAAGCGCAGATAAATGGTCTAACAAAAGATTTAGCCATATGACTTGGAAAGAAAATAAAGGTGGTAAAACCTATAAAGTTTCAGGTTATGTGATAAATAAAAATTGGTCTGATGGTAAAAAATGTCATACGTGGTTTGTTGATCGTATGAAAAAAGACCGTTTGTTAGATGCGATCAGTGAAGGAATGAAGAGACTGAAAGAATATAACGAAGATAAAGCCACTGTTAACGCCTAATCTAATTACTAAACCATTAAATTAAAGAAATGAAACTCGAATCAACACTAACCAAAATTGCAGAACAAGTCTTTAGCGCAACAAGCGTCGAACAAGCAAAAACAATTGCCCTCGATTTCTTAAGTGAAAGTAAAATCAATGAAGCGGATCGTAAAAAGATGATTGCCGAAATTGAAACAAAGAAAGATTTAGTTAAACTGCAAATATATATAGCGAACGCATTACTTAAATTTGAGGGATTAAGCCTTAACGATAAGTAAGTGTCCAACCAAAAAATAAACAACATGAAAAAATTATTTATAATTGCCCTAGTATTATTCAGTTCAGTAGTATTTAGCCAGCAATTACCTTCAAGAAACCCAGACAACCTTCCTTCACGTAATCCAAGAATGTTACATTCAAGAATGTATCAAATGAGACCTCAAGTAATTGAGCGTAAGGATGGTAAAGTAACTATTGTGGTTACAGAACAGCAATTCAGAATGATGCAACAAAGACATCCTCGTCCTGGAATGCCTATGTGTAAAAAATGTTCTAAACATCACAAACATTCTTAGTTTTCATTCCTTTATTTTTAATTTGGCAATGCCCCTCCTAGTGAGGGGTTTTTGCTTTATATATATTTATATCAAATAATAGTTGTGGAAGAATTAAACGATGAATTTAAATCAGCAATAGCTAATATGATGGATAGTGCTGTTGAGTCATTGCTTGAAGTAATTCAGTTTGACGAAAAAATAGACCACTATTATACTAAAAACTTGTCTAAAGAACAAGCAGAGGAAATTGTTAGGTGGTTTAGTGATGAAGTAATTCCATTATATACTGAATTAGAAATGTTTGAAAAGGCAGCTCAAGCTAAAAAAATAAAGGATACAATAAAAAAATATAATGAAGATATTCGTTGAAATAGGTAGTTGTTACTTTGATACGTTACATTATTTGTTAGATGAAGGCTGGAAGGGTTTTATGATAGATCCTGTTGGGCATTATCTAGATAAAGTACCTAATCATCCTAATTTAACTAAAATAGAATCAGCTGTTGTTGCACATCAATTGTTTAAAACCCCATCTATTGGATTAACATATGTTACAGAACAACATTATTCTAGTTTTGATGAGCAGGCAAAAAAAGATTTTCATGGAATGGGTAGTACACAACCATTTAGAACAAGTATATTAAGTGGTAAGATAGGAAATTATAATAAAGGAGATATTGCTACTAAAGTAGTACCTGCTATATCATTAAATTGGTTTATAGAATATTATAATATCCCTAAAATTGATTTACTCAAGATAGATACCGAAGGTGCCGACTTTGATATTCTAGCTTCTATAGATCTTTCTAAAATTGAAGTTTCTGAAATACAAATTGAACATAAACATTATGATGATATATTTTTAGGAAAGTATCTAGTAATGAATGGTTATAAATGGGAATTTAGTCCCACTGATTGGTCAACTATAATTGCAAAAAAATAATTTATGGTAAATGCATTTGTTGTAGATAATTTTCATCCTAGACCTTATGAATTAAGGGAATTTGCATTAAAACAAGATTTTAATGTTGATGGAAATTATCCTGGACGCCGTACACGTTCATTTTTAAAAGACTCAGATTATCCTACAGGATTAATTCCATTTCCTCCACCCCCAGATTATACTTCTACTATGCAACAAAAAATTGCTGATATAGTAAGACCATTTGCTGGTGAAATAACTTGGTGGGGTGATGAAGAATATACAGGTGCTTTTCAATACACAACAGCTAAAGATAAAAGTTGGATTCATGTTGATCATATTACATCATGGGCTGCTGTTTTATATTTAACACCTAATGCCCCAATCACAGCAGGGACAGGTTTATTTAGACATAAATTAACAGGTTGGACTACAGAACCTTATTTTGATAATGGTAATGTAAATGAAAATCTTAAAGATTTAATTTATGAAGATGCTCATGATATGACTAAATGGGAGATACATACAATGGTAGGTAATGTGTTTAATCGTTTAGTATTATATAAAGCAAATCAGTGGCACCAATCACTTGATTATTTTGGAAAAGATATTCATGATGGAAGATTATTTATGACATTCTTTTTTAACACAGAGATATAAACAAACTTGGAATTACAAATTTAAACTATTATATTTATGACCGGGGGTAAAAGGGAAATAGGGGGTGAGAGAAGAGGGGTGATAGAGGTGGTGACGTTTACTTTGGATGGATGCGGGGCGTGTATGGAACTAAAAAATAAGCTTCATGCTAAAGAAATACCGTTTCGTAACATTTCGGTAGATGATAGGTTAGGACCTGTATTAGAACGAGAATATCTTACCGATCATTACCCTATAGTAGCCATAATGGATAAAATAACAAAAATACCTTATTGGGTATTTGTTACTGAATCTCCTTTAGACGATCCTAAAGTTATCCACTGGGATGCTATTAGTGAATTAGCAATTAAAATAAAAAATAAATACGATGCGTTACAAACAACTAGTTTCGGATAAGTTAGACCAAGCGGTTAATACTTTAAACGTTTTAAGACATGCTGTGTCTATGAACGACACAAATGGTGCTAAACAAGTAATTGAAAGAATTAAGGATAAACTTGAGGAAATTCAAACCTTAGTAAATACTGAGCATGATGATAATAGATAAGATTAAAAATTTGTTTCAAAAGCAGGATAACATACTACATTGTTATACTCCTAATTCCGCTGTTTATGAATTTGGAGAAATTGAAGTAGCAAAAAAATGTCTTCCTAGTTGGTGGAAAGAATTACCCTCTACTTACCAACATAAACCTTATGTATTCCAAAATTCTTCTTCTAGTAATGTGTTTTCTCAATTTAAAGCACCCATCACAACAATAAAATATTGCCCCGCCATTCAAGGATTATTTGGTGCTGGTTTTATTATTAAGGCCTGGTGTGATATAAAAATATTTGTTAGTCCTGAAGGGTATGTTGATAGCATTCAGAAAGAAGATAGAATGTTTAACCATCATAGACCAGGATCGTTCCATCCTTATATACAAAGAGCAGGATTTCTTCCAAATATGGCGCATTGGAAAATTCATAGTCCTTGGTCTTTTAAAACCACAAATCTCAGACGATTTTTTTGGAATGGCGCTTATTGGTGGAATCCCCAATTAATAGAAAATAATATTCATATAGTACCAGGATTTATAGATTATTACACTCAGGGAGGTACCGAAATTAATATGCTATTACCTATTAAAGAAGAACCATATGAAATTAATATAAAATTTGGTGATCCTTTAGTACATATATTTCCATTAGATAATAAACCAGTTATTATTAAAAAACAATTAATAGATATGGAGGAATATGCTAATCTACTTAATCCTCATCTCAGATTTGTTGGATCAGCGCATCAACTTAAATCAACGAGACTTAAAAAATAGCCATATTTATTAGTAGTAAATTCTAATATTATATGTCATTTAGCGCAACCCAATGGAGAGATTTGTTAGCCGATTATTCTGGTTCTACTAATGGAACAAGATCTTGGGGAGAATTAGGACAAGGCCAGTTTCAAGGAAAATACTATATTCAAACAATAATAGCCGGAAATAATTTAATAGCAAGAGTTAGAGGATGTGGAGGAGGTATAGGTAAAACTGTTCAAAGTTTTTATTCAGTTAATTCACGAGCAGCCAATTATTTTACAGCCTTTAATGGATATTATGGATTTTTTTCAAACTTTCAATATGCAAGCGGAACTTTATATTCAACTCCTGCTTATGTGTATATATTAGGAACTCTACTGACTGGTCTTAGTAACTCGTATGTTTCTTATGGTTCATATTCACAATCAAAATTTTGGGGTTCGGCTGAAACACGATTTATAAATAGCAGTAATTATGTTGCTTTTTATAGTTATACTCCTTGGGGTAGTGGACCTTACAGTGCTGGAAGTAATATAGCTATAGGACATGGAAACAATGGATCACCAACTTCAGGTTACCCTTATCAGAGACATTACAATTCTTCCACTCTTTGCTAATAAAAATTATAATTTAAGATGACTACATATCATATAGAAGAATTTAACCATAGTGGTAGTGAATTTCATGGGATTAATTATTACAAATATACTACAGGTATATCTCAAGGGTCTTATAATGACACTTCTATATTAATGTCACTTACTAAAACTACTAATACAAACGGAACTCTTTATTATGATATTACTTGGTTAAATCAAGTATATAAAAATATGGGTGAATATAACCCTACTAGTAGTTTATATTATACTAACATATACCAACCTCAAATTCAAAAATTAAGTAGAGTAGATTCATCTGATGGACTTACTTTTGAAACAGCATACAATACCATTTATAATTATATTTCCTCACAAATTAATATCATTACAGGTAGTGAATCCCCTGTTTTGTATTATAATTTAACTCCTCCCCGCTACATGTCTGGTTCTCAACCTTATTGGTATTTAGCTACATCAAAAACAAGTGGTTCGGTTGTTCAAGTTAGTGATGACTCTTCAATCAATTGTAATTTTGTAAATATTAGTTTTATTATAGGAGATAATAATTTACCTGTTATAAATCCTATTAAAAAATATTTTAATTGGTTTTCAACTAAAAACTTCCCAATACAGGGAGATATAAATGAAATTATTACAGAATTACAAACAGCTGATCAAAATTTAAGACCTCAAATATCGCCAAACGTAGATTTAAGTCCTATTTGGCCTATATAATAAAAAGCAGTTTTTATATGAATAAAAAAGTTATATTAATAGTACGTCATGGATGCCAAATGTGTGAAGTACTAGAGTATGAGTTAATACATAATGAAAAATTTGAAGTAATAACTTTTACAGACACACACCATCCCGATGTTTTTCAAGAATTTCTTCAACGCTTTAAAATAAATAGATTCCCTGCTATTCAAGTAGATGATGGCAAAGATTTTATTACTATACATGGAGATCCTGATTTTGTAGAACCTGTTAGTGGTGCTGGATCTAGTATGAGTAAAGCATTATTTTATTTTGAAAATACAATCAACAAACAAATAAGTCGACTTAAAGAATTACTTAAAGACTAATTTGGTTTCCCCCTTAGCAGGACGTATATTTATATATAATTAAATACGTTATGCTACAAGCTGAAGAAATAAAACAAAACTGGGATTTATTCTTAGAAATAATTAACGACAATATCACTGGCGAACGCAAGGATAAGTTGTTAGATTTTTATAAGCAGTACGAGGATAGATTCGTATTGCTTCCTGCTTCTCATAAAAAAGCTTATCACAATTGCTTTCCAGGTGGTTATATTGATCACGTAATCAGAGTAGTTGAATGTGCTCTTAAACTAAATGAAGTTTGGAGAGAAATGGGTATGAAAAATACCTATACAATTGAAGAATTAGTATTCTCTGCTATCAATCATGATTTAGGTAAGTTTGGTACTTTAGATCAACCCTCAGTTTTCGATAACGACAATGATTGGGAAATTAAAAACAGAGGTGAACTATATAAGTTCAATACCAACATTACTTATATGTCTGTTCCAGATAGGAGCTTACATATCCTGTTTTCAATAGGTGTTTCTATGACTGAAAACGAATATATTGCTATTAAAACACATGATGGAATGTATGACGAGGCAAACAAGTCATATTTGTTATCTTATATGCCTGAAACAAAACCACGTTCATCTTTACTTTATGTTTTACATCATGCTGATATGATGGCTGCTCGTATTGAATATGAACGTGAGTGGTTACCAAAATTAATGAGTGGTAAATCTTCGAAACCTGCTCCTAAAAAAGAATTCATACTTAATAAATCAGGTCAATCAGCCCAAAAACAAAAAGCAATGAAGTCAATGGGTAATGATAACCTAGCTAACATACTAAAAAACATATAATATGATTTGGGGAATTATCGCTATCATACTTTGGGTAGCAACAATTATAGGTTACTTTATGCGTAATCTAATGGTTCAAAATGAAAAATTAACTCGCTTAGTAGAAGAAAGAGATATTTATATCAATAATCTTGATGCCGTAATAGAAGATATTACAAAACGCCTCCAGGAAGTTGATAATAGAGGTACATTCGCTAGCGATGATGAAGTTGGATTTTTCTTTAATAGTTTAAAACAGATGTCCGAAACACTAAACGTGTATAAAATAAGAAAACAATAATGGCAAAAAATAATATAGACGAGTTATTAAAAGAAGAAACCGTCGCCCTTACAAAACGAGGGACGGTACGCAAACGTAAACCAAAAGAATCAATTCAATACTTTACGAGCGATACTGAAGAAGCAATTTTGGAATATTTAAGAACAAGTAGTCCTATTAAACGTAATCAAATATTCAATGATAGAATTAACTATGCTTTCCATAAATTAGCGGAAAACATTATTCATACATTCAAATTCTATTATACTGAAGTAAATACAATTGACGAACTTAAACATGAAGTAGTAGCGTTTTTGCTTGAAAAACTACACTTATATAAGCAAGAAAAAGGTAAAGCATACTCATATTTTGGTACAATTGCTAAGCGTTATTTAATTCTATATAACAACGCCAACTATAAAAAGTTGAAGGAAAAAGCTGAGGTAAGTGCCGTAGATGAGGATAAATCTATTTTTATTGATTTAGTAAATGAGGAACATAACAATATGCCTATTAACAATTTTGTTAACGCCTTTGTTTCTTACGTTGATAAAAACTTATGGAAATATTTTCCCAAAGAAGATGACGCACGTACAGCAGATGCTGTAATGGAATTGTTTAGAAAGCGCGAAAGTTTAGACATATTCAATAAAAAAGGTATATACATTTACATCAGAGAAATTACAGATCAACCAACTCCACAAATTACCAAGATAATTAAAAAGTTAAAGACTATATATAAAGATTTGCTTTCTCAATATCTTGAGCATGATAGGTTAGTTGATATTTAAAAGTTTTCTAAGACAATATTTATTGTCAAAACATCATGGATTTTAGTCAAGTAACATTATTCGGGAATAAAACATTCGCCGACTTACTTAAGGAAATATATACTAATTCCAAGGATAAGGAAAAACAAATTTCTGCTTTAATTCAGGGTTTAAAACCATTAATCGAAACTCCTGGTGATGCTACTCTCATTGTTCCATTGATTAAGGAATATATGGAAATAGCCGTTAAAAACGACGAGGCATTAATTAAAATGGCCGGTATCGTTCAACGCGCTATGATGAATTCAGGGGCAAACGAGGATTTACTTTTAAGTGACGCCGATAAGGAAATGTTATTTAAGAGTTTAGATGATTTAGGTACAAATGTTAAACAAACTGAAATAAAAGAAGCAGATGCCATTAACTCCTAATTTTGGTGGTGATATAGCTGGTTTTGGTCAATCAGGTAAACGTGGCCAAAAACCCCAAATTTTCCCTGCTAGGGTTAAGGATATTATTTTGCAACCTAGTACAGATCCTAATTCATTGTTTGCTAAAAATAAAGGATATCCTTCTATAGGATATATTTCATTTCACCCCTTGTATTCTGTAGTTGATAGCGAAAATAAAGCTAATCTAATTGCGGCACCAATGGATGTAAACCTTAGACGTTTACCTTTAGTAAATGAAATAGTACTTATTATTCAATCTACAGATGTATTAAATAATGATCCTCAAGCACAAAAATTTTATTATTTAAATAATGTAAATGTTTGGAATAGTATTCATCATAATGGATTTCCTGACTTACAAAATTTAAGTGCAACACAAAAATCAGAAACATTACTTGGATACGTAAGTACTGAAAACGGATTAACTAAAAAGCAAGACGATTCTCCTAAAGATTTATTTTTAGGACAAACATTTATTGAAGATCCACAAATTAGAAATTTATATCCTGTTGAAGGTGATACTATTATTGAAGGACGTTTTGGTAATTCAATTCGTTTTTCACATACATCAATATTTCCATCTCAATCAGTAGTAAGTCCTTGGAGTAAAACAGGAAAAAATACAAGTCCGATTACTATTATTCGTAATGGACAAACAAAACAAGTTCCAAGTGTAAGATGGACTCCTATATTTGAAGACATTGATGGCGATGCTTCATCAATTTATCTTACTAATGGGCAAGAGATTCAAATGACTCTTGCTTCTAAAAATTTAGCATCATACAACATGGTTATTACTTCATCGGCTGCTGTAGTTCAGATTCCTAATGTTGTAGTACAACCTCAAAACCAACCATTAACTGAATCAGATGCTGAAGAGTTAGAATTAGCTACTTCTCAATCGTTAACAGAAACAACTCCTGCATTAACTAGACCAGTAACAGCTTCTGTAGCAGCAACTGCTTCTCAAGCTCCTAATAATTCAACAACTCAAAACCCATCACCAACTGCATCAGTTAGTCCATCACCAGAAAGAACTCCAGCTGCAGGTCCTGGTTCTTCTAAATATGAACCTATTCCTGAATCTAAGTTAGGACCACTAACATGGGCTGGTGAAGAAATTCAAGCATTAAGTTATCAAGAGGATTACGCTACTGTAGTAGAAGATGAATCTCAATATTGGGATCAAAACCCTCCAACTCTTGAAATTTCCAAAGAATTAGAAAAATTTATTTTACCCCCACCTCCACCTGCACCCTCTGGAAGTTCATATACACCAGGAGCTACTACTACCGAAGTTAATTTAACTCCTGCACAACTTGAACAAGCTAAAGCATTAGCTGCTAGATCTGGTTTAGATATAGTTCCTGGAACTTATACTAACAATGCCGGTAGACCAATATCATTAGCTGTAGTAGGTAGTCAAGTAGTAGAACTCGAAGCAGCTAAAGCATTTATAGTAATGGCTGCTGCTGCTAAAGCAGCTGGTGTTAATATTAGGGTTAGTAGTGGATATAGACCTCCAGTTACACCTGTTAATTGTAAATCTAGCAAAGGTGTAGATCTTAAATTTACAGCTCAATATCAATTGAGAACAGTTGATAGATGGACAGGTAAATGTGGAGCATACAACGATAATCAAAGGATGAATGCTGGCGCTAGTTGTTTCCATCCAGCAACTGCTGCCCCTGGTAAATCTAAACATGGAGATGGAATTGCTATAGATATTAATACTGGAGGATTCTCAGCAGTTCTTCCATCTACAGGTGCTTTAACTAATGTATTTGTATGGATGGCTTTAAATGGTTGGAAATATGGGTTTGTTAGAACAGTATCAACAGAAACATGGCATTGGGAATATCATCCACAATTAGCAAAACAAGGACCATACGCTAAATTAGGAGGAAAACCAGATGCTAACTTTAAGAGAACTATGGCTTTTGCTGGTCAAACATATGATTTAGGAAATATTAAAGTAGCATAAAATGGCATATATACCAGAATTTCCATATAAAGGTGACCAAGCAATAATCAATTCAGGTCGAGTATTATTAAATGCTAAGGACGATTCTGTATTTATATTTGCTAAAAAATCAATAGGTTTTTCTTCAGCTGGTACTATTAATTTTGATAGTGATGATGCATGTATTATTAATTCACCTAAAATTTATTTAGGATTAAATGCAACTGAACCACTAGTTAAGGGGGGAAGATTAGCTGATTATTTACAAGATTTAAATGAATCTTTAGTTATATTAGCTAAGTCTTTATCGAAAGTAAAAGGTGTTAAAGAAGGTGTTCCTTTTTTAGCTCTTAACGTTGCGGGAACTGACTTATTAAAAACTGTTGAATTATTATCTACTCAAGTAGATGGTTTATTATCAAAAAATAATTTTACTCTGTAAATGGCTGACCCAATTATAAATAGTAATCCTAATCCTCTCAAGGCAATCCCACCAGCTAATCCGAACCAGGCATTACCAGCAATTGCACCTACAATTTCTCCTAATCCTTCAGTAGTAAAAGTTACAAATGATTCATCATCTAAAAGTAATAGAAGAAAACAGGTTAGAACACTAAATGAACTTAAAGGAGTAACACCTACTAATTATCCATATCCAAATTCACCTATGGGGAGTTTTCTCCAAACGGCTACTACAAAATCTATTTTAGTAAGTAAGGATATAAAGAAAGTAATTATTAAAACAACAGATAAAGTTGAGACTATAAACGAAATTGATTTATGTAATTTAATAAGTTATTTTCTCACCCAAGCATTACCTTCAGGATCTAATGTAGAACAACAATTCCAAAAAGTAAAAGATCAAGCTAGTGAATTATTACAGAAAATAGAAGAGACAGAACAAAAAATTATTAATCAACCTTTTACTAAATCTTCTATAGCTCCTCCAGCTAATGCTTTAACAGGAAGTGTTACTTCATCTAGCGCAACTACTAATGTAAATAGTGGGGCACCTGCTCCAACTAATATAGCTGCTCAAAACGCCAATTATGGTGGTAGTGGAACATTTAATACACCACCTACCCCCGCTGTTCAATCTGTAACAGGAGGAAATAATGGAACTTCTGCTACAATAGGCAGTACTTTAGATGCAATACGCTCAGTAAAGGGACTTATTGATGGTTTAAATATCCCCACTCCAGTATTAAAAGTAATTCCTGGGGGAGGTAAATTATTAAGTTCATTAAAAAGAATTAATGAACAAATTCCTACTAATATAAGTAATTTCCCTAATCAGGATTTACAAAAAATTACTCAAACATTTTCTGAGTTAAAAAGTATATTATCTGGTATTTCAAGCGCTGAAAATCCTGCTGATTTATTAGCAGTATTTCAAGCGAAAAATGCTATAACTAAATTACAGGATAAACTAAATCCTGTTCAAATTATTCCTATTATAAATGGAATAGTTCAATCTCTTGAAGTAGTAAGCAGAGTTTTAAATACAATCACAAGCTATTTAGGTAAAATAACTACTGTTGTAAGAACATTAAGCACAATTGTAAGAGTATTTGAAGTTTTAATTAAATTTATTCGTAAATTACCTATACCCGCTCGTTTTTTAACTTCTGGAGTTATATCTACTTTTAGTAATATAGCAGATAAATTAGAAGAAAAAGTAAAACAAATATCTTCTATTTTAGCTCAAGCATCTTTTTTCTTATCAACTTTTAACTCTATTATATCAGGAATTAATAGAAAATTAGCTATATTAGTTGTTGATTTAAGAATTTTATTACAAAAACTTGAAAAATGTAAAAAAACAACAAATCTTCCTGCAACTAAAAAATTAAAAGAAGCAATATTAACTTTAGAAAATAGTTTAGCTGCTTTAGAAACAGTTTTACCAAAAACTAATCCAAATAAAAAGATTATATATAAAGGATTTACTTTAGAAATTGTTGAAGAACAAGTAACTGACGAAGGTATTCCTGTAAATAGAAGATATGGTGTTGCTTTAGATGCAAGAGGAGTAGTTGTTATTCAAACTGAATTAACATATGCTACTAATCTTGACATAATAAGAAATGAATTACGTTATTTAATTGATGTAAATAAACTTAATGCTGATCCAATTACTCAAAATACAATAAGTGAAGAAGATCAAATTCTTGCAGATCTTGATTTACCAAGTGAACAAGAACAAATAAATGACGCTGCTGAAGCTCAAGCACAAATTGATGAGTTAATTAAACAGATTCCACCTGAAGAAAATCTTAAAAAGGAACGTAGTAAAAAAGATAAACGTAGACTTAAACGTTTAGCACGTGCTATAAGAAGATTAAGAGATAATGGAAAAAGTAAAACAGACATTAAAAAACGCTTATTAAAAAGAAATAAATTTGATCAATTTGATGAATCCGATTTTGAAGAAGCATGGAAAGCATCATTTAATAAATCAGCTATAAAAGATATTAAAAGATCATAGAATTAAAAATATAGTTTTGTAAATATTTATATATATGAAAGTTGAAACATTTAGAAAATTAATAAGAGAAGAGGTAAAACGCGCACTTCGCGAGGAATTACCTGCTGTTCTTAACGAAATTAATGAAACACCCAGAGGTGTTGCTAAACCAGGTCGTGCTTTTAGTGGTTTATTTGAAGAAATGGATCAAAAAATTAAACAACCTATGGTTGAACCTACAGGTAACCCAATGCTTGACTTGTTAAACGAAACAAAAATGAGCATGGTTGCAGGTGGTGACGAATGGAAATCAATAGGTAATTTTGATTCAAACAACATTAATGTTTATCGTTCTGAAATGATGAATGCTTTTGGTGGGGCACCTGCCGTAGAATCAGTTGATCAAATGATGGCAACTGCTCGTCCCTCAGCCGATATTAACCAAGTTCAAATCAATGCCGTTCCTGATTTTAGTAAAATGATGGGCGCTTTAAAAGAAAAAGGTAAACTATAATGCCTTCTGTAAATTACATATTTCGTAACAATTTAGATGCTAATAAAAGACCTAGCACTGGGGTAGGTATATCAGTCCCATTTGATGGTCCTACAGGTATTAATACAACATATACTACTCAAGAGGCTATAAAATCTAATTTATTAAATTATTTTTTAACTGATAATAGAGAACGAGTATTTAACCCTAAGTTTGGTTCAGGTATTAGAGGTATGTTATTCGAACAAATAACAACTTCAACCACTAGTGAACTAACACAAATGGTCACAAGCGAAATTGCTTTATATTTTCCAAACATAATAGTTGAAAATTTAAAAGTCACTCCTCTTTTTGATCAAAATTCAGTTCAAATATATTTTCGCTATTCAGTAGCATTAACTAATATAGAAGATGAAATTCAAGTAACATTCCAAAACGCCACATTAAATGCCAACGTCTAAGAAAGTATCATATATAAATAAAGATTTTGATACGTTTAAACAACAGTTAATCAATTTTGCTAAAACGTATTATCCACAGTCGTACAATGACTTTACTGAGGCTTCGCCTGGTATGATGTTTATTGAACAGGCATCCTATGTAGGTGACGTTTTATCTTTCTATGCAGATAATCAAATGCAGGAAAACTTTGTTCAATATGCTAAACAAAGAAGAAGTTTACTTGCTGCTGCTTATAGAGGAGGTTATACTCCTAAAGTAACAGCTGCTGCTACTACGTTAGTTGATGTATATCAAATTATTCCATCACAAATTGTTTTTGGACAATCTGTACCTAACTGGGATTATGCTATGATAATTGAGCAGGGAGCTCAACTTTCATATGTTAATGACCCTGCAATTAAATTTTATATTGAAAACAAAATTGATTTTACACAATCAGGCTCAGATAATCCAACAGAATTAACAGTACGTTCGCTTAATAGTTTAAATCAACCAGATTTTTATTTATTAAAAAAACAAGCTTTAGCTGTAGCGGGAACTGTAAAAACTTCTACATTTAGTTTTGGTGCTCCTGAAAAATTTCCTACTGTTACTATTGATGATGCTCAAATTATTCAAATAACAAATGTAATAGATAATGATGGAAATAAATGGTATGAAGTTCCTTATCTAGCTCAAGAAACAATCTTCGTACCTGAAGAAAATACAGTGTTAAATGATCCTAACTTATATCAATATAGAGATCAAGTCCCATATTTATTAAAATTACAAAAAGTTCCAAGACGTTTTGTTAGTAGATTTTTATCTGATAATACATTACAATTACAATTTGGAGCAGGTGTTTCTAACGCTGCTGATGAATATATTACTCCAAACCCTGAAAATGTGGGTATAGGTTTACCTTATGGAGTTGATAGAATGACTACAGCTTATGATCCATCAAACTTCATGTATACTAAAACTTATGGTGTTGCTCCTTCTAATACAACACTAGCAGTTGAATATCTAGTAGGTAGTGGTGTTGCTTCAAATATTCCTTCAAACACATTAGGTTTACTTGCCTCGGGTAGTGTTTCATTTTATGGAGGTACTTTAAATCCTACACTTGCTGGAACTGTTCAACAATCACTAGTATTTAATAATCCAACGGCCGCTACAGGTGGTGGTGATGGAGATACTAATGAGGATTTAAGATTAAATACTTTAGCTTCATACCCAACTCAGTTACGTACTGTAACTAAGGATGACTACTTAATTAGAGCTTTATCTATGAGCCCTAAGTATGGTATTGTGTCTAAAGCTTATATTACTCAAGAAAAAGCAGTTACTCAAGATACGTTTGCTTCTATTGAAAATAATCCATTTGCTTTAAATCTATATGTGTTATCAAGAAATAATCAAAACAAACTTGAGCCACCCACATTAGCATTAAAGCAAAATTTAAAAACGTTTTTAGGCGAATACAGAATGTTAACAGATGCTGTCAATATTCTTGATGCCTTCATTATTAATATTGGTATAGATTTTGATATCGTTGTTAGACCAAAATACAATAATAGAGATGTATTGAATAGATGTTTAACAACGTTAAATGAATATTTTAATATAGATAATTGGCAAATAAATCAACCTATCATCCTTGCCAATGTATATACTTTACTTGATACAATAGAAGGTGTTCAAACTGTTCAAAATGTTGATGTTTATAATATTGTAGGAGAAGCAACAGGATACTCTAAGTATGCTTATGATATTAAAGCAGCTACAATCAATGGAATTATTTATCCTTCATTAGATCCAAGTATCTTTGAAGTAAAATTCCCTGGAGCTGATATACAAGGCCGAGTAGTGAATTTCTAAAAAGTAACAAGTAAGTATATTTATATAGGATTAAGTATACTTATGGCAGTTTATAGAATATTTTCCGAAAAAGACGCGTTCATTTGGAATGAACAACCTACCCAAAACACAGGTCGTGATGAAATCCTTCAAATTTCAACATACAACGATCCTGATTTAGTAAATGGTGGTAACTTAAATTCAATACCCTCAGCAACTAGAGCACTGGTTAAATTTAAACAATCAGACATAGATACTGTTATTGATAGAATAGTAAGTCATAGCGCTGTAGCTGCTAACCAATGGTCTGTTCGTTTAGGATTATATTTAGCTAATGCCTCAAATTTACCTCAAGATTACACTTTAACAATTAATGCTATTTCTCAATCATGGGAAATGGGTACAGGACGTTTTGCTGATAGACCAAGAACAACAAATGGTGTCTCTTGGACTTATCGTTATAATTCTGCCTCATTTGTTGCATGGCAAACTTCAAGTTTCCAAGCAAATGTGACTTCATCAGATAATGGTATTCAAAGAGGAGGAGGAAATTATTTTATTAATCCATCAGCATCTGTTACTTTTAATTATACCTCAGATAAAGATTTATCTGTTGTTGTTAGACCAATAGTTGAATTGTGGCATAGCCATAGCGTACATGGTGGTCCACCTGAGGCATTTGGTAATGAAGGATTTATTATCAAGTATACTGGCAGCCAAGAATTTAATACTGCAAGTATTCAGCAATTGAGTTTCTTTTCAATGGATACTCATACCATTTATCCTCCATATTTGGAATTTAGATGGCCTGATGATACTTATAATACAGGATCTAGTCCTACTATTACTAATTCTAATTTTATTACTACAATAGGAAATTTACAGCCTGAGCTCCAAGCTCAATCTGTTTACAGATTCCAAATATATACTAGAGATCAATATCCTCCTAGAACGTTCCAAACTCAATCTGCTTATTTAAACACCAAACTTTTACCTCCTGAAGTTAGTTATTGGGAATTAAAAGATGCTAATACTGGAGAAGTAATTGTTCCTTTTGGTCCTTGGACAAAATTAAGCGCAACATCAGAATATAATTATTTTGAATTTTTTGCTAATGGATTTGAGCCAGAAAGATATTACCAAATAATAATTAGAACAACTGTAGATGATCAAACTATTATAATTGAAAACCCAAACTATTATTTTAAAATAGTTAGATAATGAGTCAGCAAGTTCAATTAACTAAAAAAGTATATGGAAGAGGTTTATATCCTCAAGTTGTAGATACTAATTTTACTCAATTAGTACCACCTTCTTCTTCAACTCCTCAGGCACTTACCGTACCTGAATTTTTTGAAGCATATGATAACTTATTTTATGAAATTCCTATAGAGGGAGATATTAATTCTCATGCTTACTTAGTAGCTAGAAGCTCTGAATATATTGGAGCAATAGTTCAAAATGATGAGATAAACGGACTATTAGAAGAAATTAATTCCTTAAGACAAGAACTTTTGGATGCCAACAAAACAATTTTAGATTTGACGACAAATAATGCAGGTTAATGGAAAATATTAATGTTCAAAATATAAATTACGTAGCGGTACCTGAAAACCAAGAATATACTCCTAAAGATCAGGGAGTATTAAACTCGATTTTCATAACTAAAAATTTTGGTTTAGATACTGATTATGTTGAGAACTTTGTTTATTCTCCTTCTGGTGAATTACTATCTTCTAATTATAATTTTACAGATTATAACGTATTATCTACATTTGAAGAATCAAGTACGTTTAATCAATTAGTTATGTCTCCTGAAGAAGATGTCAAAAGAAATGGCATTAATCAGGGTACAGTAAATTCAATTTATTATTTTTACAGAAAACTATTTAATAGTTCTTCAAGTAGAAAGTTTTTAATTAAAGATATTTCTAGTAATAGAACAGAATTACGTGTTATTCTTCCATCAGTATCAGTAGATGATTTACAATTAGACTTTATTGGATGGGCAGATTTAGTTAATTCTAGAAATTATTATAGCGATTTTGTTCTTAATTTTAGCGATAATCTTACATTAATTGGTGTAAATATTGCTTTTGAAGATGGTTTAGTTCCTACTTTATTAATTAAATTATACGAACCTCTCCCTCCTCAATTTGAAATTAATGATTCATTTTGGTTAGTAGAAGAGGTATCTGATCCTATTACTTATGAAGTTACAATTCAACAAGAGTTTGTAAATGTAATAGAATCAACACAATTAAGAGGTCCAAATATCACTATTGATATTGAGGATAAACCAAACTTATCTACAGAAAAAATTAATTTAGATAAATTACGTTCTACAGAAGTAACTTCATCATTCCAACAATTAATATCTTTATTTGATGAAACAAGTGCTGATATTAATATAGAATATGAAAATCCAGACGGATCAACTGCATTTGACAATTTCGTTCACTTCTCTTCTGCTGAAGAACGTTTAACAAATTTTAGATATAAATTATCATTAATAGAAGGTTATCAAAGCGACATTAACGCTTTAGATAATGTAATTGCTTCACCTTATGTCTCTCAAAGTAAAGCTCCTATACAAGCTAAAATTGATGACATAATTAAGAATTTTGATAATTACGAATATTTTTTATATTATGCTTCATCATCAGCCGCTTGGCCTAAAGTGAATGCATCTCAACCTTATGTATTATATCCAATAACCAGTTCAACAGCGTTAACTTGGTTTGGTAATACTACTTATAATTCTGCTTACTACGGAGGACAAATATTAAGTGCTTCTGTGTATGATAGCAATAATTTCAACTACGTTTGGAATACAATGCCTTCCTACATAACAACTGACCCTCAAAATCAAATTGTTCAGTTGTTTATTTCAATGTTAGGTCAACACTATGATTATCTTTGGACTTATATTAAAGCAATCACTGATATCCAGAGTGGTGATAATAGATTAGAGCATGGTATTTCAAAAGATTTAGTAGGTGCTGCTTTACAATCTTTTGGTATTAAATTATATGGTAATAATCGTAATAATGAAGACATTTATACTGCTCTTTTAGGTATAACACCTTCAGGTTCATTATTACCATCAACAGGTTCATTATTAATTACTAATTACGTTACTGCTTCATATCAAACAACTCCAGATAGTGATTTAGTAGCTGAAGGATACAAACGTTTATATCACAACTTACCTTATTTGTTAAAAGCAAAAGGTACTTATAATGGTTTAAGAGCGTTAATGAATTGTTTTGGTATTCCTCCAACTTTACTCCGTGTTGATGAATATGGTGGAAATATTAAAACAACAAGTTCAATAGAAACATACTTTGAACGTTTTGCATTCCAAACAGATTTTCAAGGATATGGTAATGTAAATGTTCCTTGGTTACCATCATTAGCACAGTTTATTGATACAGGTGATCCAAATTTAATGCCTGATGCTATTGAATTTAGAATAAAAACCCCAGGTATTCCTTCAACAGGAAGTTTTACAGAACCAGTATTCCAAGTAGGTGCAGGAACTGATTTTAGATTTGGTATTAGACTTGCTTATAGTCAATCTTATAACAATTATGTAAGTGGAACTATTACATCTCCTGCTTCACCATATTATGGACAGCGATTAGGAAATAATTTCCAAGAATATGGTTTAATGCAATTAGTAATGTCTGGTTCTCAAGGATATTGCTATAGTACTCCTGTTTACTTACCTTTCTATAATGGTAAGTGGTGGAGTATTTTATTATACAGAGAAAATCCTGCTTCTGACAATATATCAAACAACACATATTGGTTAGTAGCTAAAAATTCAATCTATACAGGTGAAGATGGAACCTCTATTGGATTCCAAGCATCATCCTCGATTTATGTAATGGGTGCTGTTTCATCTTCTTATAATAATTCTTGGAACTATTATGATCCTACTCCTGTTGCTTCTGCTTCATTAATTCCAACTGATGCCTATTTAGGTGGTACTGGAAGTAATAATGTATTAGCTCCAAACGGAGTTGGATTTACAGGTTCATTCCAAGATTTAAGATATTGGAGAAGAACTCTTGGATTAGAATCATTTAACAAACACGTATTGAACCCAATGTCTATTCAAAATAATGAATATTCAGGTTCAAACGATGCTTATAACGATTTAGTATTCCGTTTAGGTTTAGGTAACGATTTAATGGCTACTCCTGATGGTCTTACTTTTACGGGTAGTGGTTATAGTGTAGATCCTTATGGAAATGCTTTTTATACAACAGCTTCATATACTGCGTCAGATGCTTTTTTACAATCAATTCACCCAGCGATTACAGGTACTGTTACTCCAACAGCCTCATTTATATTTCCTCTTAACCCATCCGGATATACTATTGACTTGTATAATGTTGGTACGTATCAGCTTATTATAAGTGGTAGCCCTTCAGGTTCTTATGGTAGTTCTTCTTATAGTGGAAGTTACTATACAGGTTCTACACAATATGATTTATATACACTATCATTTGGTATAAACAATTCTGGAAGCCAAGGTGATACTACTTATTATGCTTTACAATCAGCTCCTAATGTAGGTGCTATTTCTCCAGTTGATGAGAAAGTAAGAATTATAGAACAAAATTTAGCAACAGGAAGTACCTTATCGCCTTTTATAAGTATAACTCAACCACAACTTAATCCATTAACTCCAGATTTTCCATATTTGGACGTAAGTTTATCCCCTCAAAACTCAATTGATTATGATATTATCAATCAGTTAGGTTATTGGAATATTGATGAATATATAGGTAATCCTTTGGATGCTTCAAGTACTTATTATCAAAGTCTTGCTACATTTAGAAATTATTACTTTAAAAAATATATTCAAAAGTATAATGTAACAGACATAATGAGATTGTTAGGATATTTTGATAACTCATTATTCAAAATGATCAAAGATTGGGTTCCAGGTCGTGCGGCTTTAGCTTCTGGTGTTATTATTAGACCTAATTTACTTGAAAGAGTTAAAACTCAAAGATTTGAACCTGATTTTTATACAGGTAGTTATTATACAGGTTCTATTTTAATGGAAGAAATTTCTGGTAGTTATAGCTATCAAGTAGATGAACTTACATTCAACTCTGATCATGCTAATGTAGCACCAAACGTTCCTACTCATAATAACCCAAGTCAGTCTGTATTCACTAACGAATCAGGAATATATGCTTATACTATTACTGATCAAAGAGCTCAATTTACAGGCCAATATGGAGGAAGTGAAGTTGTAGTTTATAACCAACCTACTTCTAGTATGGTAATGGAACCAAATAATTTGGATTTTCTTGATATGCCTTCCGCATCTCAAGTTCCAACAGCAGTTACATATTCTGCTTTACCGTTCTTACCTACATTAAATACAGTTAATGCTGCTAGAACTACTAACAAACAATTAGATATAGATTATTCATCTAACCCTAATGTGGCTGTAAATAATACTTTTATTACAGGAAGATTTGGAGGTAGTTTAACAGGATCAACAGGTGCTCCTCCAAATTCACAATTAGCACTTGCTTTATCACAACAATCATCTTCATTCTTAAATGCTCCTGTTCAAGATAGTAATTATACTACTACTCCAATAGTTGATTCTAGATATGATGGTGTAAAATTAATAGCAAGAACTTATAACACTTATTCTGTAGGTGATATATCATATGGTAGTTCACCAGTTATTAGTAAAAATTCTATTTATTTTGCTTACTTTAAAGAAGTAGTAGCAACTGGTTCTAGCATGATGGTAGACACAGCATCTACAACTCCTTACATTAGTAACGTTTATATAAAATATTTAATTGATGCTGAATCAAATGCTCTTGAATTAACAAAACAAAATAAAAATGTTTTTGCTGTTCAAGAAATATATAATAACCAACAAGCAGTTATTTCATTATTTAATAACCAACAACCATCAAATCAAAAATTCTTAGATGGTTTACAAAATATATATGCTGGTGGATTTAAGTATACTCCTATTTCTTATAATCCATTAGCTGCTACTTCATTAGAATATAATCTTACAGCTTCAGTAGTAATAAGTACTCCTCAAGCAGGTGAAACAGGATTATATACTGCTGCTGGTGCTCCTGGAGGAGTTGTTCCATCAACTGTTGGAATTTCAAGTAGTATGAATTGGTACCCATACTATCCTCCTTACAATTCAGGAGTAATGACACTTTACCCTACTTTCTCTGTTACAAGAACAGGTGCTTTAGCAGGTGCTTATTTAAATCAGGCGGTAAACGTTTATGTAGGATTTTCATCTTCATTTGATATCAGATTTTACACATATAACGGAACTAGCCCAGGAAATCCAAGTGTATTTTTAGGTGGATATTCTTTAAATAATGTATTTTCTGCCTCATATTCTTCATACACAACAGTATATGGAACTTTTTATGGAGACGCATATGCTATTTCTATACCTGCAGGTGTTAATTCTGTAACATATGTAGCTCCTCCTCTTTATGTTTATGTAGATGGAGATCTTACAACTTTTGGATATTCTCAATATAGTCTTTATGGAGGGTCTAATACTTTAGGATTATCTGATCTTGCTTTATCAAATACCTATGCTATTACTCTACAAGCAACTTCTCAAGTTACTCAAATCATTTCAGGAGTAATAGATCCTGGGTTTGATGCTGGTGGAGGTCAAAAATATTTCTTTAAAAGAAATTTAACAGGTTCATATAACTATCTTACAGCTTCTGATTCAATGTCTTATTGGTATGGAACATATATCCAATCAAGATCATTAGCTATGTCTCAAAGTGGATATGAAGTTATTGAAGAACCATTTACAATTAACAGAGGTGACTTATTTAGATTTTATGAAGCCGCTAGTGATACATGGCCAAGAGCTCTTGAACGTGAAGTAAAAAGTGTGTATATCCCTACAGCAGGTGAATATTCAGCAGGTAAAAGAATGATTATTGAGTTTGATGAACAAGTTGACCCAAGAGCATGTTATGATTTTGTAACTTCTGGTTCAGATGATTGTTACCAAGTCCAAAAATTCGTCGTAATGAAGAAAACACCTGATGAAACTAACGTTACTCTTGATTATCAAAAACAACCAGGTTTAACTTCTGATGGTATTATTTTACCAGCCGATGCTCCTACATCATTAAGAGATGAAGCAGGTAACATTGTAAAACAACTGAAAGCACAAAACTTGATTTAAAAATTATAAAAACATTATATTTATATATAGTAAACATTAAAAAATGGGATATTTAAATTCAACTACAGTAACAGTAGATGCAATTCTAACAACAAAAGGTAGACAGTTATTAGCAGCAAATGATGGTTCATTTAGAATCACTCAATTTGCTTTATCTGATGATGAGATTGATTATACTTTATACAACCCTAATCACCCTTCGGGTTCTGCTTTCTATGGTGAAGCTATTGAGGCGATGCCAATTATTGAAGCATTCCCTGATGAAACACAAATCATGAAGTATAAATTATTTACTGCTCCTCGTGGAACAGCTAAATTACCAGTAATCGATATTGGTTATGCTTCAATTACGTTAAAACAAGGTGCTACATTATCAATTACACCTCAGACACTTAACTATTTAGGTGCTGCTACTACATTCGAATCTTCTGGTTATACAGCCACTATAGGTGATGTTAGAACATTATCTCAATTTAATGGTGTAGGTATTAATACACCTGAAGTAGCTGCTTTAAATGTTTCTACAACAGTAGGAACTATAGTAAGTAAAACAGTAATAGGTACTACAATCAATATGACTGGTACAACTGTAAATGCCTTATTTGGTTCCTCAGCAACTGCTCTTTATACTCAATTAATTATCACAGGTAGAGATTCAGGTGCTCGTTTAACAATTCCCGTAACAATTACAAAAGTAACACAATAATAAAATATGAGCTACGTACAATTTAATCCTGAAGATTTTGTAGTAAGTGCAGATTCGGTTACGACTACTTTGTGGTCGAATGCTACTCCTACATTAACTACATTTTTTACTTCATCAACAGGAGTAGGTGGAACCACTACTGGTTCTGCTAATTACTTAAATGTATATAATGTAGACCCTGCTGTATCAGCAAGTGCTGAAATTCAATTTTCAATTGCCTATGGCCGTGTAGATAGTTCAGGTTCCGCTCCTTTTAATTTATTAGTTCCACAAAATACTCCTACAAGAGTAACTTACGGACAATATAGAACATTAGTTAATGGAGACGAAAATACAAATTTTAACTTTGGTTTAAACAATACAAGTTCAACAGATTTGTATGTACTTAACATTGAAAGAGCTCGTTATAAAGATCATTTATTCTTAGGTACATTTAACTTAAGATTATCTTGTTTAGGTGGTGGAGGTAATTTACCTACTCCTCATACAGGATCTATTGTATTAACAAATAATAGCAATAACGTATCAACAGTTACTTACTGTGATGCAGGTAGAGTTTATGATATTGTAAGTGGTACAAATGGTACTGCTGTTACAACAGCATATTTCCCTGGCGTATCTGCTGGTTACACTCCTTCTGGTTCTTACGGTTGGTATTTACCTGATGTTGGTTTAATTTTATTAAATCCAAGAGCATTAGCATTACCATTCGTTTCAGGTGGTGTTAATATTCAACCATATTCATCTTCAGTTGCTACAACAAATAATAGTGATTTAACAGGACCTTCAGGTTCCGTTGCTAAATTATTCCAATCTATTTCTGGTTCACTAAATTCAGGTTCATTCCAAATTAATAGTGAAGAACAAATCAGTTCGGATTATGTGTTTGTAAGAGTAACAAACTCAGAATTTAACTACTCAACTAATCCATCTATCATTAGTGGTAGTGGTGAATTTGTTTATCCTTCATTAGTAAATAATCCTCAAACATATCCAACAACAGTAGGATTATATAATGATAATAACGAATTATTAGCAGTAGCTAAATTGTCAAAAGCCCTACCGAAGGACTTTACAAAAGAAATATATATTCGTGTTAAGTTAGACTTCTAATGAATGAGTTTTGCATACAAAACATTAAAGGGATCCGATATTTCGATATCGCCGTATGTTGCCAATAAACAATATACTTTTCCGAGCAATAGTTTATCTAGCTCGGGAATTATAGTTTATACTGGTGAATACGACCCTCAATATATTATAAGCGGAACAGTTTATAATGCTTTTGACCCTATTAATGATGTAAAAAATAATGGGTATTATAGAAGACTAATTTTTGATTCAATTCAAAGACTATATTACCAAAACTACATCTCAGGATCACAATCAGGTTCGTTTTTCGTATCATCTTCTTATGAAAACTACGATCAAACAACCTTGGCATCTGGTGCTTTTGATGCTACTGTAGTAAAAGTTTTAAATACTAATACTGCTTCTCTTATTCAACCTAAGATTAGAGTAATTTCTATTCCTCAAGACATTTATGGAAATGGTGTTCAGCCTGGTACTTTTATAATTTCAAGTTCTACCTACTACATCAAAGATGATGGTCAGGGTAATTTATGGGACTATATAACTTCAGGATCAATTTATAACCAGGATCCTTATAGTGGTTCTTGGTATGCTGGAACAAATGATACAAAAATATATGTTGGAAACATAGTTTATTCTCCTGGGTTTGCTATTATAGTAAATCCTGATTATTTATGTTTTTATCCTTCTGATCCTGTTGCTTTAAATGATAATTATACAATACTAAATGTTTCTGAAAGTAAAGTATTAGATATTTTAGCAAATGATTTTGATGATTGTAATGGTATTGATGACTCTACTGTAATGACTTATCCTTTAGCAGGATATAGTTTTCCATCATTTTCAATTGTAAGTGGGGATATTCATATTACTGACTGCGGTGCTAATAATTTACAAGTTACTCCTGGTGTATATAAAATGTTATACACAGTAAATAATGATAGAGGAGCAACAAGTAATTTAGCTACTTGTAGTTTAACTATATTATCAGGTGAATTTACTTCATCACTTGTTGCTTATACTTCAGGATGTTGGGGTGATGTAGCAAGTCAATCAGTAACTTTTTCACTTGACTTAGGTATTCCTCCATATAGCTATTCTTTAGATAATTCAAATTGGACTGGATTTAGTGGATGTCCTGCTTTATACCAACCAATTGTAAGTTTATCAGTTCCTACTAATGATAATGTTAACGTTTATCTTAAAGATGTAGCAGGAACTATTATTTCTTATTCTCTTGATACTCAATTATTCCCTATACTTCCAAATTCAAGTCATTTAGATACTTGTTTAGACGCAAGTACAGGTTGGATATCTGCTAGTGCTGTTGGTGGAAATCCAACAAATGCTCTATCAGCAAGTATTCAATCTGGTTCTTACAACAGTGGATATTTTCCATTAGTTGGAGGTTCTTATGTATTTACAGGATTAAATAGTGGTAGTTATACTGTTACTTGGAAAGACAATAATAACTGTACTACTTCATCTACAGAAGTAATAACAGTTCCCCCTCCAATTAATATTTCTCTTCAATCAGTTGAAGCTGATTGTCCTGGAGGTACAGGTACTCCTAGTGGTGGTATTGCTGTTAGTGTAACTGGAGGATCTGGTTTATACAATTACAGATGGACAGGAGACAGTGGTGCTTCTTTTATAAGTTATGTTGAAGACCCAGTAGGATTATCTGCTGGAAATTATGAATTATATGTAAGTGATAGTACAGGATGTAATGATGCTACTTCAAGTGTTATAACAGTAGGATCTGTTACAGCTGTTGGATTTACAGGATTTACTATTGCTTCTTCTTCATGTTTTGGAAGTGGTGGCGGTGGTAGTATTACTGGAGGTTCTTTAACTGGAGGTTCTGGTAGTTTAAGTCCTGTGTTTACTGGTCCTAATGGATTTACTTCAAATAGTGTAAACATTATTAATTTAAATACAGGTAGTTATACATTAACTGTTACTGATTCAGCTACAGGATGTTATTATACTTTTGGTCCTTATGCCATTAACCAACCTACCGAATTTAAATCATCTTCATTTACTATTAATAGAGGAAATTTAGGTAATCCATATACTCCATATTTTGCTAGATTTGCTTTCCAAGGAGGTACTTTAGATACTAGTGGTGGTTATACTGCCTCTCTATATTTAAGTTCAAGCGCAGGATTAAGTCTACAATACGTTATAAGTGCCTCTTCAGTAGGTTCACAACAAATATGGTTAACACAATCTTGTTTAACCGCATCTACTAACTGGGTATTAAGAGGAGTAGATGATAATGGATGTGTGGCAACTAACTACAGCCCAGGATACTACATTTCATTAGCCCCACAAGTAGTACAACAGGTTCCCGTTTGCTTTTCAGCAAATACATCTTCTAATGTTTGTGGTTGCGATCCAGCATCTGGTTCTTTTACTACATTTTATTTATCATCTTCATATTCAACTTCATCTAACGATATTTTACAAGTTGCTGATTTAGGTGTTACTGGAGGAATTGATGGAAATGTTAATGCGTTAATATGGGCGAACTGCGCTCAATCAACTACAGCATCTGTAGGAACTTATTGGGATAATGGTAGCCAACAAGCCACTATTGGATTAGGAACAGGAGTAGGTGGATTTTTAAACAACTGGGACCCATGTCCTATTGCTCTTAGTAAGCGAATTACCACTTTTATTAATAATAATCCTGTTAAAGTATCATCTTGGACTGAACTTCAATACCAATATGGAGTAGCAGTTACTAGTTCAAATTTTAGTTTAACTTGGACAGGAACAACAACAACCTCTTCACTTAAAAATATCCCAACTCCTCCAGGAGTAGGTTCATATACAGTAAGTGCTTCACTCGATCAAGCTTTAGACCCACAAGGAGATATTAGTGTAACTATATCTGTTACTAGTGGTTCCAGTACAGGATATGAATCATCAGTATATTATTTATATGGACCAACAACTTTTGTAGGAGTTACAGAAGCAAGTTTTATATCTAATCCTTTATTCATAACAGGTAACTTAGACTATATAGTAAATATAGATTACAGTTCTGAATATTTATAATTGAATGCCAACATTAATCCATACAGGTTCCTTTGAAATGAGTTTTAAAAACACGTATATTCTTTATGAGAATGAAATACGTTGTACTATTACTGAAAATGAATTTAACCAATCCCAAAATCCCTCTATTTCTACAGGCAGTAATGGTGATTTATTGCCTTGGACTACAGGTTCTAACTTTAGACCTTATGTAACTACTGTTGGTATTTATAATGAGGTAAATGAATTATTATTAGTAGGAAAATTGTCTCAACCTATCCCTGTTTCAAGCATGGTTGATACAACATTTGTTATAAAATACGATACTTAATGAATACAGGTAAATGGTTGTATTGGGATAAATTAAATCCCGAAGATTATTTAGGTTTTGTTTATAAAATTACCAATTTAACTGACGGTAAATTTTATATTGGTAAAAAATACTTCTGGTTTAATAAGAAGAAAAAATTAACCAAAAAACAACTTGCTGAACAAACAGGACCTGGTCGCAAAACTGCTTTTGAAATAATCAAAGTAGAAAGTGACTGGAAAACATATTGGGGCTCATCAAAAGAATTACTTAATGACGTAAAAGTATTAGGTGATGACCACTTTGAGTGTATGATACTCATGCCCTGTAAAACAAAAAAACTACTTACATATTACGAAATGCATTATCAATGTAAATTTGAATGCTTAGTATCTCCCAGTTTATCTTACAATGATAACATATTGGGTAAATTCTTTAAAAAAGACTTTGTTGTCTAAGGATACTTTCGTATATTGAGATTATGGTTAATTCAATACTTGTCGGACTAGTGGATAGCGTACTGGGGAAAGGTTCTCCTACTGCGAGAGGTAACTATTCCTATAAATGTCCTTTCTGCGAACACCATAAAAAGAAATTAGAAATAAACATGGTTCCAACTGCTAAGGGAGAAAATCCATGGCATTGTTGGGTATGTGATGCTAAAGGTAAAACGCTAGTTGGTTTATTTAAGAAATTAAAGATTGATAAGGAAAAAATATTTGAACTTAGATCAACGTTAGGTTTTTCTGAAAAACGAAAAGATGAAGATGAAAAAGTTAAAGTAGAATTACCTAAAGAATTTATTCCTCTATACGAAGCTAAACCTACACCTCACGCTAAACAAGCTGTTGCTTACCTTAAGAAAAGAGGAATTAAAAAAGAAGATATTATTAAATATAATATTGGGTATTGTGAATCAGGACGCTACGAAAATATGGTTATCATTCCTTCATACAATGAAAATGGTACACTAGAATATTTTGTAGGACGTAGTTTTGAAAAAGACCCAAGACGAAAATTTGATGCTCCCACAGCAAGTAAAAACATTATTGGTTTTGAAAACTTAATTAATTGGAATGTTCCAGTTATTTTATGTGAAGGAGCGTTTGATGCTGTTACTGTTAAAAGAAATGCTATTCCGTTATTTGGTAAGATTGTTTCTAAAAAATTAATGCAAAAGATCGTTACCAATGACGTCAAAAAAGTCTATATCGCTTTAGATAAAGACGCTATAAAAGACACTCTCAAATTATCCGAGAAAATAATGAACTCGGGAAAAGAAGTTTATATAGTAGAAATGGACGATAAAGATCCTAGTGAAATGGGATTCGAACACTTTACTAATTTGGTACAAACATCAGTACCGCTTACTTTCTCATCGTTCTTTTCTCTCAAATTAAACCAAGCATGATAGAAAAAAACTCAAATATTATTCATGATCCTAAAATTAAAAGGATTGTTGAATACACAGAGGACAACAAGCAAGTAAATGTATTAGACCAACGTTTTTACAGACGTAATGGAAAATACTACCCTTCAGTAACCTCAATCTTAAATTATTTTCCTAAAAATCAATTTTTTCATAATTGGCTTAAAGATGTAGGTCATAACAGCGAAATTATTGCTAACAAAGCAGCTACTGAAGGTACTACAGTACACAACGCAGTAGAATGGTTTTTATTAGGTAACGAATTAAATTGGATTAATGAAGATGGAACAGCAAGATTTAGTCTTGAAGCATGGAAAATGATTCTGCGTTTTGCTGAATTTTGGAATGAATACAAACCAGAATTAGTAACAACAGAATATCATTTATTCTCAGACGAACATTGCTATGCAGGAACAACAGACATTATCTGTCGTTTCCAAGACAAGTTATGGTTATTAGATATTAAAACATCTAATTCATTACACACATCGTATAATCTTCAGTTAGCCGCTTATGCTAAAGCATGGACAGAAACACATAACGAAAAGATTGATGAAACCGGTATTTTATGGTTAAAAGCATCCACTAGAGGCGCTTCTAAGGATAAAATCCAAGGAAATGGCTGGCAGCTCAAAAACTGTGGAGACATTGAAAATAATTTCAAAATGTTTTTAAGTATATACGACATTTATAAACTAGAAAATCCTGATTCAAAACCTATGACGGAGTCATTACCAACAACAATCAAATTACTAGCATAATATATTTATGCTTGAATTTAAAAAGTTTACTTTGTTACGATATTATTATATAGGTATATTTTTCTATATTCAACTCTTTAGCGGGGCCATACACCCCGCTATTTTAATCTAAAAACAAACAAGTATGAAAAAAACAAAACTTTTATTCGCGGCGCTATTGCTATCCGTAGCATCTTTCGCCCAAATCAAAGGAAAAGTTGTGGATGCGTCCACAAAAGAGGTTTTAGTTGGAGCAACTGTTAACAATGTATTAACAGCACTTGATGGATCTTTTAATTTAAAAACTGCTAAGGCAGGAGATAAAATAAAAGTATCTTTTACTGGTTTTAAAACTATGGAAGTTGAGGCAAAGGATGCCATGGTTGTTGAATTACAACCCACTTCGATTGGCTTAGCAGAAGTTAGCGTTATTGCTTCTGTAGCTAGAGACAGGAAAACTCCTGTCGCTGCTTCAACTGTTAAAGCAAAACAGATTGAAGAAACTTATGGTGGTTCAGCTGAATTACCTGAAGTATTAAAAGTAACCCCTGGTGTTTATGCTACTAAAACAGGAGGTGGTGTTGGTGATTCTCGTATCAACATTCGTGGTTTTGACCAACGTAACGTAGCAGTAATGATCAACGGTATTCCTGTTAATGACATGGAAAACGGTTGGGTTTACTGGTCTAACTGGGCTGGTTTAGGTGATGCTGTATCACAAATTCAAGTACAACGTGGTTTAGGTGCTTCTAAAATCGCTGTAAACTCAGTTGGTGGTACAATGAACATCATTACTAAATCAACTGATGTAAAAGCAGGAGGTTCAGTTCAGTATCAAACTACAGACTATGGTCAACAAAAAGTTACAGTTTATGGTTCAACTGGCTTATCTAAAAAAGGATGGGCTTTCACTTCAGTATTTTCTCGTACATGGGGTGATTCTTATGTTAATGGAACTTGGATGGATGGTTATTCTTATTTCTTAAGTTTAACTAAACAATTAGGTGATAAACATAAGTTAGTATTAACTGGTATTGGTGCTCCTCAACAACATGGACAACGCAGTTCTGGTTTAACTCAAGCTCAACTTGATAAGTTTGGTCGTAAGTTTAATACTGATATTGGATATTATTCTAATGGTGATTTATTTAATGAGCGTGTTAACTACTATCACAAACCACAATTTGCTTTAAATCACTATTGGGATATTAGCTCCAAAACACAATTAAATACCTCAGTTTATTACTCAATTGGACATGGTGGTGGATCAGGCCGTTTAGGTTCTTCTTGGTTTAGAACTGCTGATGGTTTGATTGATATTCAAAGAGTATATGATTATAACGTAGCAAACCCTGCTATTTCTAATGGTGGTGTTAGATATGCTAATCGTAACTCAGTAAACAACCATTATTGGGCTGGTGCTTTATCAACATTAAATCACAAATTAAATAAGAATATTGATTTAGTACTTGGTGTTGATGCTCGTTCATATAAAGGAGAACACTTCCGTGAGGCCTCCAATTTAGTAGGTGGTACTCAATATAAAGATGCTACTAATGGTTTAGTAGGTGTTCACCCATATGCTTCTGACTTTACAAACCCATTCAAAGTAGTACCTGAAAACCAACGTGTTGCTTATGACAACGATGGTTTAGTTAAATACTTAGGTGGATTTGGTCAGATTGAATATTCTAAAGATAAATTATCAGTATTTTTAACGGGTGCTATTAACACAACTTCCAACCAAAGAATTGAGCGTTTCCTTTACAGAACTTCTACTACAAGAGGTCCTGAATCTGAAATTGTAAATATCTTAGGTGGATCTGGTAAGTTAGGTGCTAATTATAATATCGATGAAAAGCATAACGTTTATGCTAACGTAGGTTTATTTAGTCGTGCTCCTTTCTTCTCATTTGTATTTGTTAACAACACAAACGATGTTGTACAAAATTTAGTAAATGAAAAAGCACAATCATTTGAATTTGGATATGGATTTAAAGTAAAGAAAGTTGCTTTAAAATTAAACGCATATCACACTACTTGGAAGGACAAATCATTACTTTCAGGTAACTTAACAGGACCAAATGGTACTATCACTCGCGCATTAATGAGCGGTGCTAATGCTGTTCACCAAGGTTTAGAATTAGAATTTAATACTAAATTCACTAAGAAATTAGATTTAGGTGGTATTGTTTCTATTGGTGATTGGAAATGGAAAGGTGATATTAACGCAACAGTATATTCTGAAATTGATCCAACACAACAAGTTACTGTTAAATCTTATGTTGATGGTGTACACGTAGGTGATGCTCCTCAAAACCAATTTGGTTTACAAGGTCGCTACCAAGTAACTAAAAATCTTTGGATTGGTAGTACTTACACTCACAACAGTAAGTTTTATGCTAACTTCGATCCAGCTTCTAAAACAACAGCTGCTAGTAAGATTGATTCTTGGAAAATGCCAAACTACGGACAATTAGATGGCCGTATTGGATATGATTTGAAAGTTAAAAAACAATCAGTATCATTAATTATTCAAGGATTTAATTTAACTAATGAATTGTTCTGGAGTGATGCTCAAGACAATGGTGCTGCTGCTATGGCTTATGGTTTCCCAGGATTTGGTAGAAACTTTAACTTTAGCGCTAAGGTTAGATTCTAATAGACATTACATAGTTTAATATTTATTGGCGATTCCTCTTGGGGGATCGCCAATTTTTATTTATTTTTATACGTCATGAAATTAAAAGTATTAAAGGAAGCGCCAAAAGATTTAAAAGCAGTGTTGATTGCTGGTCCATCTAACGTGGGTAAGTCAACATTCGTTAAATCTGTTATTCCTACCGAATACCAAAAATATGTGTTAAATCCTGATAAATTCTATGAACCCGAATTAGCCAAAATTGGTGGTGGTTCAATGAATATGAAGGACTTTTCCCCTGAGCAATTATCAGCAGCAGCAAAAGCACAAGCAGTAGCTGTAAAACAATATAGATCTGAATTAGAAAAAGCAATTGGTACAAAACCAGTTATTTTAGATATTACAGGTGGTAGCTTTAAAAAGGTAAAGGAAACAAAGGAAAAACTAGAAAAACAAGGTTATGATGTAATGATGGTTTTATTATATGCTTCACCATATACTACTTTATCTCGCAATATGAGTAGAGACAGATCACTGGATCCAGGTATTGTAATTAGAAACTGGGAAGATGTAATTAAAAATGTTGATTTATATTCACAACTATTTGATGCTGATCATTTTGCTTTAGTAGATAATGATCCTCAAGGTGCTAATAAAAGCTTTAACCTAGAAGATGTAGAATCATTATTTGAAAAATCTAAAATCTGGAAAGACATACCAGATGAGGATAGGAAAAAAATTGAGGCACGTATTCAAACACTTATTGACAAAACTGAAGATGCTAACTTTGTGGCATTTGATGAATTAGCAACTAAATTAAAAGGATTTCTTAAGTAATGCCACAGATTTATCTTGATATGGATGGTTTATTAGTAGACTATGAAGGTGGTTTAAAAAATACTGCTAAAGAATTAGGTGTATCTGAAGATGATGGTAAAGCTATTTGGAATAAAATTAATAGTAATCCTGAGGAATGGTGGTCTAACCTAAAACCAATTCCTGAAGGAATGAAAATATTTAACGCTGTTAAAGATAAAGAACCATCAATATTATCAGCAGCAGGAACAAATGAACGAACAAAACAAGGTAAACTTGAATGGCTAAAAAAGAATGGTTTATCTCCTTACCTTAAAGAAATTATATTTGTTAATAACAAATCAGCAAAAAAGAAATACGCTAAGGGAGGTAATATTTTAATTGATGATCGTCCCGATAATGTGGCTGATTGGGAAATGGAAGGTGGAACATCGTATTTGTTTCAAAATAATGCTAATCAAATTATTAAGCAGTTAGGTATGTTAAAAGAAAATTATTGGAAAAACTATTTAAATAAAAAACGTTTACAAGAAAACATTATAAAGGAATACACACCTGATTTCTTTCACACTATGAAAGATTTTGTTAATTTTGCATCGAATGAACTTCAATTAAAAGATGTTCCTAAAGTACATGTTATTAATTCTCCTAATTTTACTCAACAATTTAAAAGTTTTGGTGGATACCAACCAATGCAAAACAAAATTGCTATAGTAATTAAAGGAAGAGGTTTAGCTGACATATTAAGAACATTAGCTCATGAACTTGTCCACGCACAACAGATGCAACTTAATAAACTTGACGTATCTTCGGGTGAAACTGGATCACCTGTAGAAAATGAAGCAAACGCTTTAGCAGGTGTATTAATGAGAAATTATGGACAGAAAAACCCAATGATATTTGAGTTATGATAAGTTTAAAAAATATATTAGAAGTAGAAGGTATTACCCCCTATCAAATTTATTGTGATATGGATGGTGTTATAGCTGATTTTGAAGCACGTTTTGACCATTTCTTTGGAATGTCTCCAAGTGAATATGAAGCCCAACATGGTAAAAGAGCATTTTGGAATCAAATCGATAACAACATAGGTGTTAAATTCTGGGTTGGTATTCCTTGGATGCCAGATGGACATCAACTTTGGGATTATATTAAAAAATATAATCCAATCTTATTATCTTCCCCTTCTACCTCAGAATCAAGCCGTTTAGGTAAACGTTTGTGGGTTAAAAAATACCTACCGGGAACTAAATTAATTTTAGCTTCTCCTGAACGTAAAGCAGAACAATCTGGTGAGGGAAAAATATTAATTGATGATAGATTTGAACCAAATATCCGCATGTGGAGAGAAAAAGGTGGAATTGGTATTCATCATACAAGTGCTGCTGACACTATTAAACAGCTTAAAGAATTAGGTTTATGAGTGAATCAAATTTAAAAAGAGAATTCTCTCAACGTGATGTAAAACGTATGAGAGATTTAATTACCGGAAACGTTGGTGATAGAACACAAGTTCAGGTAGGTTATGAAAAACAAACAGGCGACTATAAAGAAGGTAATGTTTGGGAAGAAAATGGTAAACAATGGACCATTAAAAATGGTATTAAACAAACTGTTACAAAGTATGATACTTTAAAACGTTTAGTTACTTTACCCCTTTCATGCCCTAATTGTGGTCGTGCGATGAAAGATAATCGTTATAACAAAGAAATGTGGGCAATACATAAAACATGTTTTGATTGTGTAATTGAATATGAAACTAAATTACGTCAAGAAGGTAAATTTGAAGAATACCAACGTAATATATTGAATGCCAATAAAGACGCAGTATTAGACGAAACTTTAGAAGCAATTGACGCTTGGGCTAGTGTAAAAGATACATTTGTAAATGAAGCTGGTGATATTGAAAACTGGGGTGGTGGTGCTGTTGATAGAAATGAAGTAGCTAAATTAAAAGAATATGTCCAAGAATTAAAGAGTAAAACAATTTAACATATTTATTCTCAACATGAACGATAACATTTATACAGTTTTGATGACCGCTGTCACCGTTTTAGGTAGTGCCGCAGCATTTAGATTTTATGAAAAACGTTCAATGCGCAAAGAACGCGATGAAGAATTTATTCGTCATGATTGTAAAGATCGCATATCCAAATTAGAAGCATTACTTGTTGAATCAGCTCGCGAAAAAGATGAGTTGCGCAAGATGGTATTAGAATTAACTAGAGAAGTAGCTTCATTACGCACTAAAGTTGAGTTTTTCGAAAGAGGTGCTAGTCCCCGTACTGGCCTTTAATAAACATCGTATATTTATATAGAGAAATACTCTAATAAATTATACATTATGCCCTATACAGCCGTTGGTAAATGCGTTTACAAAAAGACCGAAGATGGTAAACGTGGTGAAAAAGTAGGATGCACAAAAGGTGCAATAAAAGACTACTTAGCCGCATTATATGCTTCAGAAAAAAATGAAGCCGTTAAAGCCGCAAAAGAAATTAAAGAAGCATTACAAGATAATGTTGACCCAACAACTTCCGCTCTTGGTATTGACGATCAATTAGGTTCATTTTTTATTGTTCAAAAACCCTCTAAAGATTCAACTGTAGAAAATATAGTAGCAGAAGGTGATTTATTTACTGTTGCTAATATGTTTAAGCGTGGTTTAGATTTTGATAACGTGTTTGGTTTATATAAAACAGCTGATAAAGCTCAAAGAATTGGTGAAAAACTCATCAATGAAATGAGAAAACAAATGAGAGAAAATCTTAAATTAGGTGAAAATAAAGTAACTGAACTTGAAGATGATATTAACTTAATTAAGCAAGAAATTGAACATCATATGCAAGCAGCTATGTCTGAACCTGGCACTCGTGATGCTCACTTTGCTGATGCTGAAAAATTATTAGGTGATTTAAAGAAAAAAGAAGCCGAATTAGTTAAACTAAAAGGTGCTTTAGAAAACGAAGTAAAAAAATTAGACGAAGCCGAAAAAATTAAAAAATAATGAATCCTATAGCTGCATTTTTCTCGACTTTACTTGCCTCTAGAACGCAAGCCCACATTTATCATTGGCAAACTCCATCTGATGCTGCTCACAGAGCATTAGCTACTTACTATGAACAAATAATTACAATAATTGATCCTCTTGTTGAATCAATTCAAGGTAAAAATGGTATTATCACAGGTTATTCTGCTCCTGGTCAAGTAAGAGAATATATTTCATGTGAAGAAATAATTGCTTATTTTACTGCGTTGTCAATGTATGTTGAACAAAACAGAAATAAATTACCTCAAGACTCATATGTACAAAATCAAGTAGATATGATTTCTGAGTTAATTAATACTACTATTTACAAGTTAAAATTCTTAAAATAATGTCAGTAGAATTAAAAGTTCTAATCAGAGAAGCAATTGAACGTCTTCTAGAGGAAGATGTAAAATTTGCTGAGGGTGAAAAAGTAAAAACTACTGATGGTAAAGAAGGTGAAATTACTTTAGCTAAACATCCTTTTTACGCTATTAAGTTAGGTGATGGTTCTACAAAATCATTCCATTTTTCAGATTTAATTAAGGCAACACAGGAAAAAATGGAATATGCTGGTGATTTAAATGAAATCTCAGCTGGTTTAGCTTTTCATATTAAAAATGATTTAAGTTTATTTGAAAACGTGTTTCGTCCTGAATCAAAAGCATATTTTGATTTATTTAACGAAGCAAGAAAATTATATAGTGAAGGTTTATTAAAATTAACCAAAGAGGAAGTTGAATTACTACATTCGGGTATTGGTGAATCAGTAATTATTGAAAATAAAGTAATACATTTAGGATTACCATTTTTAGATGATGCTGAATTTTTAACTGAGGAAGAAAAGAAAAAAGACCCACCAATTGGAAAACCAAAACGTGGTGGTTCTAAAAAATTCTACGTTTACGTTAAGAATCCTAAAACAAAGAAAATTAAAAAAGTATCATTTGGTGATACTACAGGATTACGTGCTAAATTAAATAATCCTAAAGCAAGACAAGCGTTTTCTAAACGCCACAATTGCCCTCAAAAGAAAGATAGAACAAAAGCATCATATTGGAGCTGTCGCTTACCAAGATATGCTAAACTATTAGGTTTTAAAACATCATTTAGTGGATATTGGTAAACCATACATCGACTTAGAAGTCACAGACAAATATATTATACGAGAGTTCAATGAGGATATAGACCCCATTGAACTTCTCTGGCATCGCGATAATGAAGATCGCTTTATAGAAATAATAGGAATTACAGACTGGCAAATACAACTTGAAGACCAGCTTCCAACCTCCATGAATAAGCCCATATTTATACGCAAACATGAATGGCACCGAACTATAAAAGGGACGGGCAAGTTGCGTATAAAAATACATAAAATTTAAAAATCATGGATTTAAACAAACTTAAAGGGCACATCCCTGACAACGTAATTGCGCAATTACCTGACACAATTGCTAAATTCGAATTAAATACTCCATTACGCTTAGCACATTTTTTAGCTCAAGCAGGGCATGAAAGTGGGGGATTTAAAGCAGTAAATGAAAATTTAAACTATGGTGCTAAAGGTTTATTAGGTATATTTAAAAAATATTTCCCAACTCCCGAAAAAGCAGCCTTATACGAGCGCAAGCCAGAAAAGATTGCTAATTTAGTTTATGGTGGTCGTATGGGTAATGGTCCTGAAGCATCAGGTGACGGGTATAAATTCCGTGGACGTGGATATATTCAATTAACTGGTAAGGATAATTATGCCGCTTTTGATAAAGTTGTTTCTGAAAATTTACTTGAAACACCAGATTTAGTAGCTACAAAATATCCATTATTATCAGCTGCTTGGTTTTTTCATAAAAATGGTCTTCATAAAATTGCAGATCAAGGTGCCACAGATGCTGTAGTAACATCAGTTACTAAGCGTGTTAATGGTGGAACTATTGGTTTACCTGATCGTATTAAACATTTTAAAGAATATTATCACTTATTAGCATAATTATGATACAAAAAATTACTAATTGGTTTAAAGTAAATAAAGCTTTTTTTAAATATGCACTATATGGGGTAATAGGATTATTTGCTCTATATGGTTTTATTTTTATTGTATCTCTTAAACCAAACATGCCTGCTGAAATTAAAGCAACAATTGATTCTTTAAATGTTGTTAACAAACAACTTGTTGAACGTCAAAAACAAATTGATAGTACAATTGCTGTTTACGAAGATGAAGTTGACCAGATTGATAATCAAGTAGATAACATTAAAGAAAAAACAACTATAATTCGTGAATACTATCATGAAGTAGGTCAAAAAGCTGAGCAATACACCCCAACACAAGTTGATTCATTTTTTAAAGCTAGATACGGATACTAATGAAATACATTTTAATTATATTGATGTTATTACCCATATTTGGTAATGCTCAAACACAAGATACAGTACATATTCCTTCTCATGTTGCTAAATTAATTGTTAAAGATTTAGTTAGTGGTGATAGTGCTAAGGCAGAATTAAAATTAGCCAATGAACATATAGATTTAATGCATCAAAAAGTTAATCTAAAGGATAGCATCATCTCAGGACACGTTCAAAAGGGCATAATGTATGAAGATCGCATCAAGAATGAACAATTAAAATTTGATACTCAACAAAAATGGGTAGATCAATTACGCAAGGATAATAAAAAACTTAAAGTTAAACTTAGATTTTTACAAATTACAGGCACAGCTATTGTGGGAGGATTGGCATATTTATATATAACTAAATGATAAAATTAGCCGACATATTATGTGAAATCCTTAATGAGGATAGATGTCAACGAATAGCCAATAGACGCTATGACAAGCCCTCAGCATATAAGTCAGGAGCAATTGTTCGTTGCCGTAAAGGTAATATTTGGAAAGGTATTAAATCTGAAGTAGCTTTACAAGAAAAAGAAACTTTACATAAATGGTTTGCAAGACAAGGTGGAACGGGAAGTTCAGGTGGTTGGGTTGATTGTAATACATGTCGCACGGACCCAAAAACAGGTAGAAAAAAATGTAAATCATGTGGACGTCAAAAAGGTGAAAAGCGTGCTAAATATCCTTCATGTCGCCCCACTCCTTCACAATGTAAAAGCCCAGGCAAAGGTAAATCTTGGGGTAAAACGAAATGATGAAATTAAAAGACATATTACTTGAGGTTGAAGCAGATCAAAAAGTTGATGCTGTAGTAGACGATTTAAAGGATGATTTTGCTTCAGCTCTTGATGGTATTGAAGATGCCTTAGAGGATGCTGAATATCAACAAAAAGAAGGTGTATTAACTACAGCTAGCTTATTACTTGCTCTTCCTGCTGTTTTAGGTATAATTGCTCGTTTGGGTAAAGCTGCTACTTCTGCTTTTCAGAAAATAGCTGGTAAAAAACCAAATGATCAAAGCGGAACAGAAAAATATTTCCAACAATTAGGAAGAGTAGCAGATGAATTACATCATTTGTATATGAAACCTCTTGAATTATTAACAAGAAAGTTTATTAAAGACCCTGTAAAAGCTAAAAAAGTAGCAAATGCTATTTTTCATATAATTGTAGCTACCATGATGGTTGCCTCAGGAGTTACTGCTGCAAAAGCACTTCAAGCAAAAGAAATATCATTAGCTTCATTAGAATCAGCTTTAACCGCTGTTAAGGGTGGTGAAATAAAAAATTATTTAACAAATCTCTATAACGCTATATAAATGAAACTTAGAATTAAATCAATTAAAGAAGATAAAGTTGAAAAAGTAGATATTTTATCTGCTAAATTATTCAAATTAAAGGATAAAGTGCAACCTGCTTTTTACGACAAAGTTCGTTCACTTATTAATAGTGGTGATTTAGCTAAGGCTGAAGAATTTTTAAATCGTATTACTAAAGAAGCATTAGACCCAGTAGGTAAAGAAGATAGTGATATTGATAATGATGGGGATGTAGATAAGTCAGATAAGTATTTACAAGCAAAACGTGATGCTATATCTAAAAATATAAAAGAAGATCATGAAGTAAGTATGGCTCATAATTTACTTGATAGGTGGTGAAGAAAGAGATATTCCTGGATGGATTCAAGATCATATTTCACAAGCTCAAAATTATATAAATCAAGCAAATACTAATTATCATGAAGATAAGGACGAAGCAGAAGATGAAGCTATGCTTGAAGCCGAAATGAATGATATATCACCAGAAGAAGCAGAGAAAGAATTTGATAAATTAATGCAACGTTACGATTGGTATGCTGAAATGAGTGATGATTACAGAGCATACGACAGAATGACATCTGTAAATCGTAGATTATTATCATTAGCTCAAAAATTTGATGCTAATAAAGCTGTAGATATTTTTAACCAATATGCCCCTAAAGGATCAGGTGTTCAAAAATATTTAGATAGAACTATTGATTCATTAGACCAATTAAGATCATAATGAGATTTAAATTATCAAAAGAAAGTGTTAAGCAACTAAGAGGAATAGTTAGTAACGAAGCAAGCGAGTTTGTTCAAGAACAAGCTGAGGAAGTTATTTCGTTTGAATCTAATCCTATGGAGTATATTTTAAACAAATATCCTTCATTAACGGATACTTTAGATGATTTACTTACTAATTATTTTCGTGATTACGTTACAGGTATATTTGTTATAGCTCCCAAACCAACTACATTTAAAGTTTTACTACATAATGGACAAATGTTTTTCTTAACATATGGTCCTAAATCTTGGATTGCTAAAGTAGCGGGTAAAAGATATTATTTACTTAATTT